CACGGTACTGCTGCGGGCCAGCCGGGCCGTTAAAGTTCATGCTTTGCGGGGCGACACCGGGTGCGCTGTTGGGCGTTGCGCCAGCGTATGCCAGCGACGGGCGCATTGGCTGTTGCGGCACAGGGCTGTCAAGGCTGCTATTGCGTTCCTGCATTGCCAACATACGCGCCAACTCTTGTGGGCGACGATCAGGTTGCATCGGCATACTCATCGGGCGTCGTCCGTTCATGGTTATTATCTCCCAAACAATCCGCTTAAAAATCCACCGCTAGGTGCGCCAGCAAATGCGCCTGCCAGCCCGTACAAACCGGACATATTGCTAGCGGCTTGGTTGGCTTGGATGCCGTAACGCTGCATTGCGGAAGCATCTTGTGCCTGCATGGCTTGCAGGTACGGCGTCGGGGCGACCGATACGCCGCTGTAGCCTTGGAACTGCGGCATTTGCACTTGCGATCCCGACAACAACGCTGAAATCTCGTTGAGCGGCTGATTTCGCATGGCAAGTTGCTGTTGCAACGCTTGCTGTACGGCTTGGTTTGCAAACGTACCCGCGCCAGCGGCTTGGTTGTACATCTGCTGCTGTGCGGCGTTCTGCGCGGCTTGTTGCTGCAACGCGGCTTGCTGGTTTTGCAAGGTTGATGCGTTGTACAGCCCTTGGATGTCCATGGCCTGACCAAACCGCTGTTGCTGCGCTTGGTTTGCAAAGGCTTGCGCGGCCAATGCTTGCTGGTATTGCTGCAACTGCGCTTGGTTGCCAAATTCTGCTTGCGCCCCAGCCTGCTGGAAGCCCTGCTGTTGACGGGCAAGGTTGGCCTGATACGCCGCCAGTGCCTGTTGTTGGTTCTGTGCAAGGGCGCGGTTCTGCAACTCTTGCGCCGTGACCTGTTGACCAAACTGCTGGCCTTGGCCCGACAACATGGCTTGGTAACGCTGCAAAGCGGCCTGCTGGTTCTGCGCGAGCGCCTGATTGGCGAACTCGGCCTGTCCCATTTGCTGGGCAAACTGCTGCTGTTGGGCTTGGTTTGCGGCCTGCTGCTGTTGTAGCGCCGTCTGTTGGTTTTGCGCCAATGCTTGATTTCCCAACTGCGCGGCTTGGGCTTGCTGACCAAAGGTCTGACCCTGCAATGCGGCGTTGACCTGTGCCTGCTGGGCTGCGGCGGCTTGGTTCTGTGCAACCGCTTGGTTTGCCAGTTCCTGCGCCGACAATTGCTGACCAAACTGCTGTGCGCCCGCTTGGTTCTGCATCTGTGCAGCGGCTTGGGCTTGGGCAAAGTTCTGCGCGACGGCTTGGTTTTGCGCCTGCGCTGCCTGTTGACCCATACCAAATTGGGCCAGCAACGCATCGCGGTTAAATTCACCCGCACCAACCGCCTGACCGTACTGCTGCGCCTGCGCGGCGTTTGCAGCCTGCTGGGCAGCAAGGGCTTGCTGGAAGTTTTGCCCAATGGCTTGATTCTGCGCTTGTGCGGCTTGCTGACCCGTCTGGAACGTCGCCAGTTGCGCTTCGCGGCCAAACTCGCCTGCGGCTACGCGCTGCAAGAAGTTTTGCTGCTGGGCTTGGTTGCCTTGCTGTGCGGCGGCTAACGCTTGTTGGAAATTTTGGGCGGCAGCCTGATTAGCCATTTGCTGCGCTTGCTGCTGTGTGCCAAATCCAGCCAAAGCGGCTTGTTGCCCAAATTCTTGGCCTGCCAATTGTTGTGCAAAGCCTTGTTGCTGTGCTGCATTTTGCGCCTGCTGTGCGGCAAGAGCCTGTTGGAAGTTTTGACCTTGCGCCTCGTTAACCGCCCGCTGGGCCTGCTGACCCATGCCAAACGACGCCATTTGCGCTTCTTGTCCAAACTGACCGGCTTGCACGCGCTGTTGGAACGCTTGCTGCTGCGCCATGTTCTGCGCGGATTGCGCGGCCAACGACTGCTGGAAATTCTGCGCCAATGCTTCGTTGTAAAGGCCAAGACCCTGTGCGCCCAAACCAAACTGTTGTTGTGCGGCTTGGTTGGCAAAGTCGGCCAGCGTTTGTTGCTCGGCCAGCCCTTGTTGACGCATAGAAGCGTCAAGCGAAATGCCCTGCAACGCGGCTTGGGTACGCAAGTCGTTTTCACGCTGCGCTTGCAGTTCCATTTCGGCGTTGTACGCCTCACCGCCCGGTCGCAAGCCTTGGTTGACAAGGCGCTGCTCCAACTGCGCCCGTTCGCGCTGCAACTGCGGGTCAAGGCGCGACATGATGGCGCTCTGGGCGTTCATGCCAGCGTTAACCGGCATGGCGGCCAACCCTTGCGTGGCTAACTGACGTTGCAGTTCTGGCGTGGCAAGGTCGCCGCGTGCGTACCCAAACCGGCCTTCCTGCACGTTGCGCGACACATCGCCCACACCCGACAGGTTAAGGTTTGCGTCAAGCGACGGCGCGGCAGGGCCGCCAATGGCGCGACCAAACTGATCGCCAGAGGGGGCGTTTGCCAACCCGCCGACGCGGCTGGCGTCAAACCCGCCGAGGTTCAGCCCACCGGGGCCAGCGCCTGCAAGGCCATACAGACCTGCGCTCGGGCCACCCTGCGCTGCACCAAGCCCAGACAGGTCAAGGCCGCCAAACTGCACACCACCCGGGCCACCCGTTGCGGCGCCAAACTGCCCGCCCGTGGGTGCGCCTTGCACACCGCCGACACCGGCAAGGTTCAACTGGCCGAGGTTGTACGCGCCGGGGCCGCCCTGCGCCATGCCGTACTGACCCGCCTGCGGGCCGTAAGCCACGTTTGTCGGCGTAACGTTTGCACCCGCCTGACCATACGCGGCAAAGTTGACCTGCCCGGGGACTCCCGCCCCAGCCTGCACGCCACCCGTCCCTGCTTGACCCATGCCAGCAAGGTTCGGTGCGCCGCTTACAGCGCCCGTGGGGCCGATATTGGAATACGCCTGCCCTTGGTATAGGTCGTAAGCGTTTGGCAGCGTCAAAGCGTTGACGTTCGATCCTGCCTGCCCTGTTGAAGTAAACGCACCGGGCATCTGGTCGGCGGTAAAGCCAGTTTGCAGGGTTGTTGGCGTGGGCGCACCCGCGACCGCTCCGCCCGTGCCTGCTGCAACGCCGCCCGCTTGACCGTACTGGGCTAAGTTTGGCGTCTGCGCGACTTGGCCGTAGTTTGCCAATGCCGTCTGGATTTGCGGCAGTTGGGCTTGGAAGTCTTGGGCAAGAAACTTGTTAAGGTCGCCAATTTCGCGCAGCCCCAAGAGGCCCATCGCCTGCTCGGCTTGCTGCTGCGTGGCAAAAATGTCCTTGGCCGGGCCGACTAACTCTTGGCGGACGGTCGGCTGCTCAACAAACGACGTATATTGATCCTTAGTCGGTTCGGCAACGTTTTCTACGCCAGCCGCAGACTTGGCCTGAAATTCGGCCATCGCCTTGTCGTATTCCGACTGGTTAAATTGCGGGGTCTTTTGCCACGTAACCGTCTGCTGCGCTGTCGGCGTGTAGACGTTCGGGTTAGACATATAAGCCGACTGTTTAGCGGCTTCGATGTTCTCCTGACCCTGTTGCCGCGCAATCGCGGCGTAGTCAGGTGTTGGCGGCGGTGCCGGTGATCTTTTGCCCATACCGAGGCTCCAAATAACGACACCGTTCTGGTGTCTGCGTCATAAAAACAATGTCTCCATCGGGAGCGGCGTTCTTGATCCGCGCCTCCTCTGAAAACCCCATTTTCGTGACCAATTTGAGCGCCCGGGTATGGTTGCTGCTGATTGGCCCTATGATCTTATCAACATTTGCGACGTTATAGGGATAGTCATACACCGCCGCCAAGTAGGCCGGGGTGATCTGATCCCAAGTGATATGGCATACGACTGACTTGCCGTTCCACATCTCGTACACCGTACCGGCGACCAGTTCGCCGTCCCGCTCCAGCCCAATGGCGGCTGAACGGTCAGCGTTGTACGCCCCGTCGGTGCGAGACATGACCCAATGGCCCACATGGGGGCCGCTGACTATATTCCAGCCCATCCGATTTGATACACAACGTCAGTTGATGCCCATTGAATCTGCAAGTTTTCGCTGCTGCTGTTGAACGATATGGCCCCGCAATAGCCAATGCCGGTGACGCCCGACTGGTTATTGGTGATGACCACATCGCTACCCCATAGCGCGACGTCCCACAACCCGACGCCCCATAGACCCGCCACCGTGGGCGAGAATGACACCGCGCCGGTCTGGTCTGCCGTCTGGAAATCGGTGTTGATACCGATAACCACGCTGGGTTGACCGTTGCTGAAGATGCTTGGGCGTGCGCGGGTGAAGTATTTAATAACGCCGCGTGTCTCAAAGTAGTTAAACGCTTGCAGCGCCTTGGTGCGGACGGGTTCGCCATCGTCGGCATACCCGCCATCGCCTGTCGTCCATGCCTTTGCGACGTAGGTATTGCCGCCAAAGTACGGCTCGTTGTCCACAAGCGCCCAGCACGCTGCGTTCCAGCCCGTAAAGTTGCACCACGCCTTCGTAATGTTGTTCATCACAAATTGCTGTTGCCCGGTTGATACAGGCACATTGACGATTAGGGCGTTGTTGAGCGGGTTGTAGAGCAACCCCCAGCCAAACGTGTCCTTGTACGTGCGTGCGGCAGCCGCAAATGCGCCCTGTATTTTGTCCGATAGGGCAATGTTGGGGTCGAGCCGTGACGATTGCAGCGCCGAGGCGAACGGTATCAACCCGTCCAGCGTCAAAATCAGCAGGTCACCGCCGTACTTCGCCATGCAGCGACGGGAAATTGGCGCACCAATGATCCAGACGCCGATCAGCGACCATGTGGACGCGCTCGTTGGGTCGGTGCCGCGATATACGGCCACCTCGCCTTGGTCAGAAATGAACACAAGGTTGTCGTCAACGCCGTAGCCCGCGTCAATCGTCCAAGTCGCCATTGCCTGCAACTTGCCGCCCAAGTGCATGACGCTTGACAGGTCTAGCACGTTTGCCGCACCGCCAACCGATGCTACCGGCAAATACCATGCTTTTAAGGTGTCCTTTTCAATAAACCACATTCGGTTCTTGAACAAGGTCGGCTGGATTAGGTTAGTCGTCGTGACGCCCGTGATCGCTGGCGTAGACGCACCGTCAATGGGCGTCCATGTTGTCCCGTTGAACAACCGGGGCTTGTCCACACCATTGGCAAGGTACAGGTATTGCCCGCCGCCCGTAGTGACGTTGGTGTACTCCCATTGCGAGTTGGAAAGGCTGGCGACCAGAGCCGACCCTGCCGTACCCGCCGAGGTAACGTCGAAAATCTTGCCGTCGCTGATGGCATACAGTTCTACGTCCGACCCTGCGTTGTAGGTCATCAGCGTCTGCACTTCGGCAGGCAGTCCGACCGCGTGTTTGACGTATCCACCGCGCAAATTGACGTTGGACACGCTTGGAAACATATTTTCCAAATACACGGCATCCGTAGGTGCCATGTTTGCCAGCGCATCGCGTGCGTTCCACCCGCCCACCGGGGCAGGCAAGGACGCCACGTTGGCCGTGGTGCGCTGTACTAGCCGTCTGCGAACGGGCGATGCCATTAGGTGCTGCTCGTGCCGTAACCGCTGTCAGGAATGTTGTCGTAACCGATCAACACCGTCCCCGGACGCGGGGCAAACGACAGGTTGGCCGCTGCCGTATCCTGCGCGATGGCCGTTTCAAGTTCTGCAAGGTAATCGCGGTACAAAGCCGTCGTATCAAAGCCCTTGGCCTCAAAATACTTCAGTTTTGTACCCAGAACCATCACGCGGTCGGGGTAAACGCAGGTGTCGTTGTCGGCGGTAAAACTGTTTTTTGGCACGGCAAGGGCGCTTTCGGCCCATGCGGCGCTACGGTACTCAAACCCGAGCAACTCGCCGCCATTCATGCCCGGCCAAATCTGGAAATACTTGCCAAGCAGACGCCAACGGATACGCGGGCCGGTGCTGATATAGCCCGACAGCAGCCATTCCCATTGCTGCGGCGACTCGGGGCCGAGCATTTCCCAACGCTTGCTCTTGTCCCAGTGGGTGCGGTTGACCGTGCTGACGTAATCGGCAGGCAGGTCGTACTTCACTTTCTGGAATATGACCTGACCATTTACAACCGAGGACGTCGGGGCGTAGTTCAACGTGACCGACGTAGCGCCTGTCACAGCCGTGACGTAGGTAGCGTTGGGGATGCCCACGCCCTGCACTTGGTATTGCGTAGACAGCCCTGCGGTCGTCGGAATAGCCGTAATTACCGCAACGTCCTCGGCCCACGTTCCCGTGGTCGTGATGGCTTCGGTGTAAAACGTGTGCTGGCGGGTCAGTTCGCGCCAATCAGCACGACGGAGCAACTCGTAACCGCAGGCGTTCATCAACGCAAGAATCTGGATGATGTCCTGACTCGCGTTTCCCGCTACGGTCTGCGGAGTAGGGATGCCCAGTTCGTTTGTTACTTGCTGGACAAGTTGAACCATCGTGCTGCCCATGCTATGCCTCCGCTAAGGTTTCCTTGGGCGGGCGTCCACGGCGCTTGGCCGGTTCGCTGCCCAACAACTGCGCCATCTGTGCCTGCAATTCGGCCAATTGACGCTTCGTATCTTCCAATTCGGCAGTGGCTTCTACGCGGTTTTTGCGGTTTAAGTACATTTTTGCCCGCTCACGCAGCCCAACGCCGCCCATGCCGATCCGCTGCAACTGCGCGTCCGACGCCAAAGCCAACTGCTCGACCGTCACAAACTTCAGGATTACCAACTCCTGTATCTGGTCGCGGGTAATCTCCTCGGGAGCGTCCTTATGCCATGCCGACAGCGGGGTGCCGATCTCTGCCGCCACACCGTCGCTTTGCTGCGTTTGAAAGTACAGCCACTGACGCGGAAACCGCGCCTTGTGATCGTCGCGGCTTGGCTGGTCAATGATGTTGGTCTTATCGCCCGGGGCCATGATGCGGCAATAAGTCTTGCCCTTACCCGGCCCATCGTCCTTGACGTAAAACTCAACGTGCAACTGTGCGTCGGCGTTAGAAACATCGCTATCTAATGGCATTGTCCTTGCTCCTGTGGGGATTACAGGTTGTTGACCTGTGTGATGGTACAAATGACCGAGGGGATCGCAGGCCAAACGCTTGTGGCGCTGGCTGCAAGAATTCTAACGCTTGTATCATCCGTCGCCCACATCAATTCAACGTAGTTTGTTGGTTCTAGTTGAATGATGAAGTTCCACGCGGCGACGGTACGCGCTGCGCTTCCTTGAATGGCGACGGTAGTGGCTGTGTTGTCAACATTGGTGCCGTTTTTACGCAACCAGATATAAATGTTGCCCACGCCGCCCGAGGTTTTGTCTAACTGTGCCGAAAACTGCACGTTGTAGACGCCTTGGTAGGCCACAACCAAACGGGACGACGGCGACCCAATGGACACGCCATTGCTGCTGTCGGTGGTGTTAAAGGTCATCCCGTAGGCGGTGTTGATAGATGCCGCCGTTTGTAGCGTGGTGTCGCTGAACGCACCAAAATGCAGGATTGGCACGGCGCGGCCAAAGCCTTGCAGTTCCTCCCACAGCGTATTGCTTACGGCAAAGAACAAGGCCGAGCAGTCGGGGTTGATCGTGCCATACCCTACGTTATTGATGCTGCTGCTCGTGTTGTATGGGTAAACCGTCAACGGATTGGCGCTTGTGTTCTTGACGATGATGGTTTCGCCCATTTCGGTCGGCGGTAATTTGACGCCTGCGCCAGCGCCTACGGTCGTGACGTTGTTGTATACATACGTCAGCGTGGTGGCATCGCCTGCCGACGTACCCGCTGCCGCTATGCTTGCGTTCCCATCGCCGCAAATTGACACGGTGGACAGTTGCGTAACGCCGCTGTTCAGCACGCGGGACGGAATAGCCATTAGGCTGCCTTCCGCTCGTGGCGTACACGCATGATTTCAGCAATCAGCCCCGGCCCTTTAACGTCTACCGTTATATCGCCCATAACCGAAAACAGTTTTTGAAACTCGTTGGCCTGCTGGGCCATCGCCATGTTGCAGTTGAACTTCTTGCCTTCGGGGCCGCCCACCCAGATGTCAACCGAGGGGCCGGTGTATTCGCCCGTAAACCGCTTTAGGCCATCTGCACGGTTGCAACTGTCGTAGCCGTACATCGTAAAATTACGAAACCCCAGCAGGTACCCGATGTTGACGGCACGCAGGCCAGAGGTCGTGCCGCCGCCCACGGCAACCTTGCCCGGGCCAATGGCTTCCATCTCCGGCCCCGGCGCCCACGAGTGCCACAACAGCATTTTTCTACCCTTGAGGTAGTCAAACGTCGAGGGCGGGCAGCGCGAGGCTGGCATATAAATCGTGTGATCGTTCAGCAGTTTGATGCCGCTCGTGCGGTCACGCGGGTCAAGGTTGATCCACAAGTCCGGCTGTACGCCGTTTTCACACAAGAAATCATGCGCCGCCTTGATTGCCACAATGGGCCGTCCGGCCCTGCGGTGCGCTTTGATTTCGTCTATGAAATCGGGCATAGACCACCCGCTCGCCACCAACACCATGTTGCCATCGTGTTTGGTGGGAGCGAGGGTCAGTTCTGGCAGACCACGGGCAAGCGCCGAGCGGATGTTGGAACATAGTTCCTCCTCCGTACCCGCCGCCTGTACCGTGATCTCCAGAGGCTGCATTACGCGTTCAACCCCGTTAGGACATGGGGGTAACCGGCAATGCAAGTGACAGCGGAGGCCGAGGCCGCCGACGTCGTTGCCACAAGGCCCGCCACCAAGCCCGCAGTCACCGTGGCATCGTCAAGCGATCCCGGAGTTGCGGTCGTGAACAGCGGGACGTTCGGCTGGCAACCGACCAACACGCTAACACGGGGCTTGCCGCCCAACTGCACCCAGCCGTAGTAAGCCGAGGCAATGGACACCTGTGCGAAACCAACCGCCTTGGAATTGGCAGAGTTGGTCGTGGTCAGCGGAGCCACCTTGTTGTCAACGGAGACGGTCACAGCCGACCACGTTGCACAAGTTGAGGCCGCCTGCACGTACAGGGCCTGTCCGCCATCGCTCAGGTTGACGACGGTGCCAACGGCAAACGAGGGCGAGGTGTCGGTGTATTCAAGCGACACACCAATCATATTGCTTACAGAAATAGACATTTGTTTGCCCTCTTAGTCAATCAGCACGCCTTGGAACTGAGCGCCCGAGCAGGTCAAGTTACCCGCCCAGCCGATAAGTTTCACAATGGCGTCTTGGTTAACGGCCTGCCGCTCGCCGCCAATCGGCACAAAGTTACGATCTTTGTGCGGGCGGAAGTGCAGGTACTTGGTGTTCAAGAACCACATGTGGTTCGCGTTGCCAGCACCCGAATTGTAGGTGGAGGAACCGATACCACCGTCCAGCACGACGTCAGACGCCATACCGGCACCGTAATACTTGAGCGAGGCAAAGCCTGCGCCAGCCATGCCCGAGCCGGACTCGGTGATGCGCTGGATGGCTTGCAGCGACTGCAAGTAATAACGGTAGTAGTTGTTGTCAGCAACGATCAGGTCAGGCTTGTCGGTGCCACGAACGAGTTGGACGGCCAGAGCGTCCATGTAACCCTGAATCGTGGTGGACGACACAACGCCAGAACCGCTGACCGAGGCATCAAACACCTTCGACTGCCAGAACGACCACACGGCGCGGTTGATGCCGCCGTAGGTTCCGGTGGTCGGGTCATCCGGCACAGCCGCAGCAAGGCCCGTGAGGTTCTTGCCCGCGTTGCCGGTGCCATCGCCGTACAGGTCGCCCGAAATGCGGTTAGCAAGTTGGGCTTCCGCGACTTCCATGCGACCGTCAAGAAGGTCGATGATCGCCTCCTTGCCCGAGTTCTGGATCATCTCCAGACCCGAAATGGTCACGGCGGAAGCGTACTGCGTGATGGAGAACTGCGCCGACGAAATCGGGCTGTTCTGGCCGACGTTCAACACTTCGTATCCCGAATAGGAATTCGTGTTGTTGGTGGTCGGGTCGTTGTACATGATTTCTTGCAAAATCACGTTACCGCCCGAGAACGTCTTGACGTTCCCGCGCTCCTTGAGACGACGCAACAAAGCGTTGTTGTTCGTCACGTTGTCAGCGAGTTCACCGCTACGGCTCTGAATCGTGGTAGCAATGATGTCGCTGATACTTGAGTTGGCAAATGCCATTTTTATGCTCCTATATCAGTGGTTATAAGCGCGACTCGGATTCGGAAAATGCCTCCTCCAAGAGCGCACGACGGTTTGCTGCCTTGGGAGCCGTGTTTACGCCGGGTGTGGCGCTTCTGACACTCACCGCTGCTGCTCTGGCCGCTTTCGCAGCCTTGTTCTGCTCCTTGGCTTGTCGAGCGGCAACTTCAGCCTGTTGGGCCTTGTTGATTTGCTCAAACAAGTCAGGGTTCAGTCGAATAGCCTTTTCATATGCTTCGTCCAGCGTTTCGGCCATGCCACTCTGTAGGAGTTGGATCATGGTCGGGCGGGCTTCTTCAAAATGATCGGCCTTCATACTAAATTGGTTGATTTCACCCAGCAGTTGCTGGTTTTGCTGCATCTCCTGCTGCTGTTTCCAGCCCATTACCTCGCCGCGCACGTTGTTCAACTCGTTTTGGAGTTGCCATACGAGCGGGTCAACTTGCGCTTGCGGCTGCTGCTGTGGCGACTGGCCGCCCGTAGGCAATTGGATGCCGTAGGACTGCGCCAGTTGCATAAATAACTGCATCTTTTGCTGCGGCGGGGCGGTACGCAGCGTGTAGTCGGCTTGCATCAGGGCCGACACCGCCTTTTCGGGCGACAATCCCATGCCTTGAATAGTCGGCAGGTACGGCGCGATGGCTTCCTGCATCGTGTCGGCAAACTGCGCCTTGGAAAGCAGCGGTTCTACCCCTGCCCGCATCTGTTCCTCACGCTGCCATGCGTATTCCTGCATCTTCGGGTCGGCTTTCTGCCAAACCTCGTGGTAATCCTTCTTCCACGACGCGGGAGGACGACGCCATACCGGCGGTTCTGCCTCCGTCTCCGGTGGCTCAACTTGAGTCGCCCGTGGCGCAAACCGGCCCTGTGCGTCACGCCCATCAACCGGCTCGCCCTTTTCGGCTGCCTCTAACCCTTGCTCCAGCATCGCACGACGGTCTGTGACCTCTGCCTGTGGGGCTTCGTCTCGTTCTACTTGCTCGTCCATTAGCCTCTCCTGTGGGGATTGGTGAAATTAGCGTGCTGGCGCAGGTCGCGCAGTATGCGATCCGCTTGCTCATTGGTCAGGCGTGTGTTGACCATGTGCTTGATGCGCTCCAACCGGGTGTCTACCGGCGTTTCGCGCCTTCCGTGTTTGCTCGGGTCTTCGTTGCCGACCTCAATGCAGTTGTTTGCCTTGAGGTGGCGTCGGTGTTCCGAGCGGGAGGTAACCATCTTGCCGTCGATCATGCTTTTGTACGGCACGATGTCAGGCATGACGTAGTGATAACGCCCCTTAGCGTCTTTCTTACGCTCTACAAACTCGCCGTCAATGTAAATGTAGGTGCGTTTCATTGCTCAAACGGTGGCGTTGGCATTGTCTTACCCATCTGGGCAATAACCAGTTTGGTTTGTGCGTCAAGGTCAGCGCGGTAACGGTCAGCAGCCTGCTTTTGTTGCAGTTCGGCAGCCTTGAGGCGTGCCTCAAAGTCCATTTTCTGCTGCTCCATCGCCATCTTGGCTTGGTTCCGCATCTGCTCCATCTGCATCTCATGCTGCATCTTGGCTTGCGTAAGGGCAGATTCCATCTGCATCTTGCTTTGCTCCAACTGGCCCTTTTGCTGCATCTCGGCTTGCTTGCCTTGCTGCTCAGGGTTTTGCTGCTGCATGGCCGCCTGCTGCAATTGCTGCAACGTGGCGTCGATCTGACCCTCAATCGGACGGGCCGCCTTGAACGCCTGCATACCAAAGCGCAGCAGTTCCATCATCATCGGCACCATCTGCGGGCTGGCCTGACCAACCGGCAGGGCTTGAGCAAGGAACCCGCCAAATGCTTGCAAGAACTGCATACGGTCTTGCTTGTTCTGGTTTTCGTCAAGCATCACAAGACTGTCGGCAGCAATGTCCACGCGGAAGTTTCGCAGCGGTTTGTCCTTCAGCAATTCCAGCGCCTGCGGGATCAACTGTTGGTCGGCTGGCGTCATCTGCTGCGCGGCAGCGTAGGCAAGGATGGTCTGGGGCTGGTAATGCAGACACATTACCTGCGCCTTCAAACGGATCAGTTCCGACGCAAAAAGGGCAACGTCCTCTTGCATCGACCGCAGTCTCAATCCGGCGTATTGGCCTTTGATTTGCTGCGCGGTCGCGGTTTCGCTGGCGAACGAGGTGCCACGGATAATGTCCGAGATACCCGTGATTTCGTAGATTTGGGACTTGATGTCTTCCCGGGCGCGGTAGCACTGGATGAGGGCGTTGGCGAGGGTGTCGAGCGGAAGGAGGTCAATGCTGCCTTTAAGGCCGCCCTTCTCGCTAAAAGCCATCCACTTATCAACTGGAATAAGCGCATTGTTGTCGCCCTCGGTCATCAGTCGTTGCAGGGCAGGTTGGCTAGCGTCGTATACGCCACGCACGCGCAGCGCCTTCACCAATCCGTCAATGCGGTCGGACAGAATGTCCAACTCCATCGCCTGATCTTGGTACAGCAGGAAGTCCGGCACCGGCACAAGCGTGTCGCTGGTCGTCGTCGCGTAAAGCGGCTTCGGGCAGGGAAAAAACCCTTCAATCCCGAGCGGGTCATCGCGGACGTCGATCATCTGCGGCATACCCTTGCAGAACCAGTAGACCTTTTGGGTTTCCTTGTCCCACAGTTCACAAATCTTCGCACGGTTATACGTGCGCTTGGCCTCGTTATAGGCGTTCAGCGGCTCCGGCCCTTGGTCGAGGGGTATCTTGCGGGCCATTTCGTCGCCAAAGCGTTCTGCGAGCGCCTCACGGGTCATGTACACCCAGCGCCACACGCAGGTGACTTCTTCCCATGTGCGGGCTTGTGAGTGTCCGAAATCGCGCCAATGGATGTAATCCACCGGGGCGCACTCGTATTCGATCTGCTCAAGGTTCGGCGGCGCACCCTCACCCTGTTCGATGGCCGAGGTGATGGACACGCCATCATCCTCAATGCCAATGGGGGCAACGTGCGGCTCGTACCGCACCCACGCCGTACCGCGACCGCCGAGGAACCGATCCTCAACGTCGTACTTCATCGTCGAGCGGAAGTCGGGGTAATGCTCAATCTCAAAGTCGATGGCGCGTTCCAGCAACTGCGAGGCTACGCGGCCCACGGGGTCGTTATCGCCAAAGCGACGGCTGATGTCAGCCTTCGGCAGTTTGGCGTAAACGGCAGGGGTTAGCGTCTGGACGTTTGACCACAGAATGTTGAAACGGGCGGCTTCGTTGCCACCCTGCCCACGGCTGTCATCCCGGTACCGCTTAACGATCTTCTTGGTACGCGCCTGCCATTTGGCAAACTCGTTGTCATACTGACCGATAATTCGGAGGTACTTTTCCAGTTCTGGTTGCAGTATGCCGTCCATTATCGTCCCGTCCGTAAGGCTTCACGTTCATGCAAAAGGGTTGCTGCCGCGTCAGAAGCGCCGCGTGTTGCATATTTTCCTAAATGCTTGCCCGTGCGTTTGTAATACTCCAACGCTTGCCGCTCGGCTTCTTCCGCTGATGGCGGCAGTTTGCCTTCAACCACGGTCGGCAACACAACTTCTTTGCCGTCCTCGGTAATCCCCATGCTCCGAACGGTGCTAATACCGCCTTCGCCGGGTATGCGGTTCTGCACTTGCGGCAAGTTGCTTACATCAATGTTGCGCCCTTCAACAACGTAAGGCACGCCCATTGCCTGCCCTGCTTCCATTTGCTGAAGCAGCAGTTTTGCAAGTTTGCTGCGATTTGATGCCATTAGGCCGTGAAGAATCCGACAGCCATGACGGCAAGCCCTGCGCCGGTCGTGATCTTCCACGGGCCGCTGGCAGAGGCAGCGTTGATCTCAAGGCTGTAAACACCAACCGGGGTGTTCGCAGCCATCGTCAACACCGTTGTGCTGTTATCCAACACGCTTAACGTGCTGGTGCCAGTCGTCGTGACCGTCACCACAATGCGATGGAGGTAGTCGCCTACGGCACCTGTGCCACCAAGTACCTGTGCGGTCTGCGAGGCGGCCACCGTTTCATAGGGGTAACGATTCGGGCTGACAATGCTCATATCCGTGCTCTCCTGCTAACGGTACGGTCGTGAACCGACCACATATCGTTCAACGTGACTGTGTTTTCCGGCCCCACCATCAGCGGCTTGACCTCTGGCGCTGGGGGCTTGTCAGCGACTTCAGACCATGATACCGCAACCATACGGAAGGCGTCACTAGGGTGTGATGTCCAGTCGTGGCGCGGGGATTGCCGGTATGCCTTCTTGTCTTCGTCGTATTCGCGCTGGTACTGCCGCAGCGCCTCAATGCCATCACTGCACTTGGTTGCGTCAAACCACACCCGGGGCAGCATCATGCGTACCGCTTGGATGCCCGACTGCACGCCAATGTCGGGGACAACGGCCAGTTTGGCAATATCCAGTTGCGCGGCCAATTGCTCAATGATGCTCTTGCCAGTCTGTAGGCTCTTGGCCCGAGCGTCATGCGGTAGGTAGTGCTTGGCGTAACGGTAGGGCTTCTTCGTCACGACGTCCGCAATTGTGTGGATGTCCTCGCCCGAGACGGCATAGAAGTCGATCACGCGGATTTCGCCGCGGGTTACTTGGTAGAACCATATTGCCGTGTCGTCTCTCCACCCCAAGTCCCATGCGGTGTATACGGGCATACCGGGGTCATACGGCACGTTGGTGATGCGGCCTTGGTCGTTAGCCTCGCGCATTTCCTTACCAAAAAAAGCGCCGAGAATCGCAGCCTCAAAACTGCACTCGTATTCCTGTAGATACTGATCCTCGGCCAACTGCGCTTTGGCGGCTGCTAGTTCAGTCGCCGGTAATAACCCGCTGCTGGAGGCAGGCAAACGCAACAGGAACCATTCTTGCGGCAAGCGTTGTGCGGTGTCGTAGATTTCCCAGAACTGGTTTTTGCCCTTCGGTGTACCGCCGAAAACGCACCAACCCTGCTTGTCCGAGAGGGACGCTCTTAATACGTTACCGAATACGCTCGGCTTGAAGTCGCCGTACTCGTCAAGGTACAGCCCCGAAAAGCCTAACCCGCGCATGGCGTCAGCATTATCAGCACCGAACAAGCGAATCTGACTACCGTTGATTAGCGTGATGGTCAGTTCTTGTTCGTTGATGCTTTGGATGATTGGGTGTGCGCCGTCCTTGAAGTATTGCCATGCCACGGCCTTTGCCTGACTGCGATAGGGGGCAACGTAGCCAAATAGTCCATAAGGCTGCTGGTACATCGCAGCAGCGCGGATCATGTCGTTCACGGCGGCGACGGTCTTACCTGCGCGGCGGTGTGCGACGAGACAAGCCCAGCGTTTAGTGCGCTCATGGAACGGCATGAACGCCTTGCGTGGGCGGTAGGGGAGGATTATTCGGGAGCCATCCATCCGATCTGTACCTTGACCGGGCCGTTGTCCTTGCCTGTGATCTCTTGGCGAGCAAGTTTGGGAACGTGGTATTCCAGCAACGTGCTAAAGCACTCAAAGGCAGCCTGTGGCCCCTTCTCCGCAGCGATCTCGTCTAGCCACCCTTGGAGACGGTCTGCATTGCCGTCCACAAACGCTGCAATAGCCTCTCTGGCCGCCTGCGTGGACTTATTGGGCAATCCCTTGGGCCTACCCGGCCCGCCTTTCTGACCCTTTTTAAAAGCACCTGCGTTCATGTCATTCACGCTTCAGTATCTTGACCTTCTTTTCTTCGCCGGGGAACACGACGAAGTTACGAGTCCCGCTGCCGCCTTGGCCTCGGCTGCCTGCGTCTAGGTATCGGATGCCGGGGATGCCCATGCGCTTCATCACTTCTGACGCTAAAGGAGAAGCCTCCATAAACATTGCTTGATCGCCAAGGTTCATTCGTTTTGCAAAATCAATAACTTTTGGTTTGCCTTGCTCTAGTCCTCTATAAATAGCCTTAAACAACGCCATGCCATTCGCGCCGCTTTCTCCAAATCCACCGTACTCCATATCTAATGCTTTTACGGCTTGTGCGAACTGACGAGGGCCATCATCGTTAGGACGTAAATATCCCAGTTCTTTCAAAATTGGAGTTGCAAGTTCGCGTTGCTCACTTAACGGCTTATCCCAATCCAGCATCCGATCTACCATTTCGTCGGGTAGGTCGGCGGTGTAAAAACTGCCTTTTGGCTTAATTGTTTGCAAAACTGGCCTTTCGCCAGCATCTAACAACTTTAATGCTTGTTTTGCTGAATCTGCAACAGACTTTGATCCGCCCGGTCTTGTTAATGCAGTTAAAGAATCACGAGCATTATCTATATTATTTGACTCTTCGCTTAACACGCGAGCAAGCAAATGATTAGGTATTGAAGAATCAAGCAACTGCCCATCAACGTAATCATCAGAGTGCGTTAAAGCAGTTTGGTAACTTTTCGCAACGCCCGGGCTTTCGGCAAGGTAAATGCCATGCCCATACGCCTGTGCGCCCTCACCTGTGCCGATTTTGCTGGCGTCAAATTCCTCAAAGCGGTGCGGGCTGCCGTGGTAAACGTCAATTTCGGCCATTGGCGGCTTGCCGCGCATCGGGCCGAGCATCTCGCCTACCACTTCGCCTGCGCCTAACGGGCCGCTCATGGCTTTGTCGGCGGTATAGCGCAATGCGTCAGCAAGTACGGACGGGTCGCGCACAATGCCTTTAACGCCCTCGTATGCGCCTTTAACCGTGCCTACGGGGTCGGTGATCAGCCCCTTCACGCCTTCCATCTGGTTGACGATGCCTTGACCGATGCCCGATGACAGGTTCTCAAGGTCGGTTCGTAAGTCGCTGCGAGCCGGTCGGGCAGGCGGCAGGTTGTCCGTCGTGGGGACGGATTCCATCATGCGCCGTCGTTGCTGCTCGTAAGCGAGTGCTGCGGCTAGGCGTTGACGGTCAGCAGCCATTACTTGTTCCTGCTGCTAATGGCTTTAGCCTTGGCTCGGGCGTCCTCCTTGCTAGAGGCTCCCCATGCCTTGAGTGCGAGGGCTAGGCGTGTGGGCTTACCGTCCTTTGCCATTGGCCCCGGCATATTGCCCATACGGGCCAAGAACGAGGCTCGGCGTGGGTTGTCGCCCGACTTCACAGGGGGCTTCAGTGTCCCGCCCGTCTCACGCTTATACGAGGCACGGCCCTTGGCGTTCAGTCCGCCCTTGGCATTTTGCCCCTCTTTGCGTGTCCAAGCCGCGCTCATTTATTTTCTTTCTTGACCGTCTTGGCGCTCTCACGAAACGCCTTGGCTGTCGGTGCGCCGGGTTCACCGGGCTTACGCATACGCTCGCCACTGCCCGCCTTGATGCGCTCTTGTTTGGCGAGAATATTGGCATAGAGACCGGGTTTGTTCATTTGAACCGCTCCAATTTGTACAGCAGGGCGGCAATTTCGCCCACGATTTCGTCGATAATGTTCTGCAAATCGGTGTCTTTGGGCAGGTCTTTGCGGATGCCCTTGACGAACGTCAGCAGGCTGTTGGCGTACTTGGCCGCATCGGTCTGTACCTTAAACCCTTCAGGGTAGTCGGCCAGCGGGATGATCCCGTAGTGGCCTTGATAGGCTTCCGCGTACTTATCGGCCAAGTCCACGATGTTTTGGTAGTAATGCCCGAGTGCCTTGTGGGCGGCATAACTGGCCGTCTGCAAATGCAGAAAATGCGTGGCCGTGCTGCTGTGTAGCAATACGCCTACAAATTCGGCGGCGTCTTTGTGGCTCATTGCGGCGTTAGCCTCAAGGTGGGCAGGATTATTGCAGTCGTAGCATCCCCTACCGCGTATCGCTCTGTCAATACTCGCTCAGGCGGGTATACGAGGATGCGCTTGGTCAAGTCAAATTGCATGGCGTTCCATACCCCCTTCTCCACGCCCTCAAAGTCGTCAAGCGTAATGATTGTCTCGGGGGTACACAGCCGAACGAGGTGTTCCCGGTCATCCGCCTGTAGCCGCCCGTCAAGGTGCAGCAGGTCGATCTTGCCGTCTAGTTTGGCAAGCATCTCGGTGCTGCTTGTGTGGTACTGGGTGATCTTGGTTGCAATCGGGAGTTTGAAATCGTGCGTCATGTCGCAGGTATGGACGTCAGCGCCCAGCCGCGACAGCACAAACGTCGATTTGCCAATGTACGTACCGACCTCGGCTACGGTCTTGGGCCGGAAGTAGCGTATAACCGCCCATAAGGCGATTAGGGAGGCGTGGTTGGTGCTACCAGTACGTCGGGCAGGGTCTAACTTCTCAAGGTCTTCGATAACGTGCCACGGCAGGTCAGGCAAGTCGGCAAATAGGGTGTCCCAGATAGCCCGTGAGAGTCGCCTTCGGTTCAAGTTCAGCATATAGTTTCCCTATGTTTGTATTTTTTCATGTAGGCGAGGACATCGCCCAGCCCACCGCGATGGTGTTTTCCATCCGCGACCACAACCCCGACGCGACCATCATTCAGGTCAGCGACAAAAACACCCCGCCCGTGCCGGGTGTCTCGCGGGTGTTCGTGACCGAGGGCAACCGGCAGTTTCTGATGCAATGGCGTACCAATGCCTTTGCGGAACTTGGGCTGACTGAACCTGCCATGTACATGGATACCGACATGATCGTGCGGCACCCCATCGACCCTGCCGCGATCTTGCGCGGAACCGTTGCGATGACCCGGCGTGACTTTAACCGCGAGGCGATCTTTAACATCCGCCAGCGCGGTCAGGATTACTCGGAATACGAGGGTAAGACGCTGGATGAAATCTACCCGTTCGTCGGCTGCTGCACGATCACGGCGGATTGGGGCGTGTGGGCCGACCTTGCGGAAATGTACAACGCCCTGCCCGACAAGTTCCGGGTCTGGTACGGCGACCAAGAGGTTTTGCGAGAGTACGCCAAACGTGCCGCCGTACAACACTTGCCAGAAGCGCACTACGCTTGCTTGCCTGAGTACCTTGCCCAATACCCCGACCCGGCCATCGTCCATTACAAGGGTCACCGCAAACTGCTCATGTTTAGCGATACTGCTCGGGCTTGATCGCGGCTAGATACCGTTCCATTAACTCCCTGACGGTTTCCTCGGGGTCACGGGCGACGTAGAACTCTTGTCGTGGCTCAAAGATGGCGGCAAACCGCTCTTGGCTAGGACGTAGTTTCCCCTTCTCGACCTTGATTTCCACCCAGCATATCCACGGTGTTCCGTCCGGTAGGTCTCGCACCACGAGCCGATCCGGTACGCCGCCGTTTGAGGCGTAGTCGAGGACGACGAACCCGGCGGCTGTCAACGCCTGACCGATTAGACCATCGTTCGCGTCCCGCCTCGCTCGGTATCTCATCCCGTGCCTCGTTGATGCAGCGGCCTAACCATATTTGCCACCATACCCGATTGATTTTTTTAAGCGGAGGCACGCGCACGTAGCCGCTCCGCGCCTTTTTCCCCAAACAGCGACCTAACCAAGCCTCGCAGCGACGGATCGCCCCAAACGGCTTTTGCGTCAGCGTCACGCACTAACAAGCCAACTTGGTCGCGCAGCCATTCAATGCGTTCCTCGTGCTGCGGTTCGTCCTGTCTAACCATATAACGGCCATGCAAAGCATCCGCGAGTTTGAGTTTACCGAGGGGTGTTGGCACCACAAACTTGTCCCAATGCCACGCGCTTTGCTTGTTGTAACCCTCGTACCGCTGGTTTTCGGCAGCAATTTGCTCGGCGGATTTGACGGGTTTTTCACCCGGTGCAGGTTTAGCGCGTTGAAGGTCAAACAGACCCTGCCACTGGTTACTGATGGATTGATTGACCACCGCATCTTGGTCAGCGCCGTACTTGACCAGTTTCATCTGCATGGCGTGTTCGCTGGCAGGTTTGATCGGTTTGCGTATCGCTGTCCGGTAGGCTTTCCACCTATCCCATGCTGACGTGTCTAATCCTTCCATCATGCTGTTGGACTCCAATTGCCGTGAGCCTTTTTTATACCCACGATTTTCAAGATATCACTAAAATTTTGACCTTGTTGCAGGCCATATTGTTCGCGCATTTTGACTTTGCGAACCTCCCACGTATCGGCATCTGCAATGGTTTGCAACGCGGCAGCCATTGCTGTTTCGTCGTAATTCGGAACGCGCAATACAATAATTCCGCTGC